CACCCATTTTATACAAAAAACGGTTGGAAAGAAGCAAGATATCTTACTACAGGTGACGAAATAGAGTTTAGATCTGCACAGAATTTTAGAACTGGTGTAAAATCACTATTGAATAATGATATTATAAGAGAATCAAGTCCAAGTTTCCATAACATATATTGAAATTCATAAGCTCTCTGTCTCTTATTGCCTATACAGAATTTTACATGTACGCTGTTTCTATTTTCACCATTACTAATGGTTAAAGATCCATCACCATTAAAATATCCACTTACAAACTGTTTTAATTCATCTCTTGGTAATGCCAATAATACATCTCCAAATGTATCTTTTTGCATCATATTATTTTCACGTATAAACTTCATGAGTGGATTGGAATTTTTCTTTGTAGTTATCACTTTACTTGTAAATCTTAATCTATGTGATGGTTTATTTCCATTATCGTGATATTCTACTCTATGATTGATATTTATAGGAAATGCTCTTGTAGAAATTTCAATTACATCGTCTATTAAGTCCTTATTTGTATTTACAAATCTTACTTCCCTACCATTACATATAGATCCATCAGAATGAAGGTAACCCATTAGTTTTATAATATCATTATTCAATAGTGATTTTACACCAGTTCTAAAATTCTGTGCAGATCTAAACTCTATTTCGTCACCTGTAGTAAGATATCTTGCTTCTTTCCAACCGTTTTTTGTATAAAATGGGTGTTCTTTATTCACCTTAATTTTTGCTCCGTTTATAAATTTAATATGTAACAACTCATCTTCAAAGGAATGTACATTGTTTACAGTTCCACCTAATATATTGTCTCCATGTTTGATATTTTTACATTGTTTTATTCCATTCTCACAATAAATAAATTCATTTTCTTCTATACATCTAAAAACGATAAAACGCTCAGTACAGTTCAAGAATGGTTTGTTATATTCATGAATATCTGTTATATCTAGTAAATTCTCTGTAAAATAAACACAATCATTGACACATTTTAATAATGCTCCCGCGAATTCCTGTCTGTCAGAAATGGTTTCTATAAAAGGTCTGTTTATATAACTCATTAACCAATCAATGAAAACACTTTTATATAGTTTTTATGGTTTTTTCTGTAATTACTCAAAAATTACGGTAGTAATGTATTCTACTGGTATCATTTGTGCCTTCTCCTTTGGTTTTACCGTATTCGGGAATTGTTACCATTACGTTAGTAGATGTTTGTTCACCGTGTTCTAATACATAACATGAATCTTTATACCCTTCCTCAGTAACTAAACCATAACCACATATTTTACATTTAATTCCATCAAAATACCCAAAAATTTCTCCCATATTATACATAGGCACCTTGCCTGAAACAAGTTCTATCTTACAATATGGACACCCAAACTCATCAGATTTTAATTGGATAGGATCTTTTTTGGATCTATTATATTCTGTCTGTTCATTCATGGTATATAAAAGATCTACTTATTATTAACCTTTTTGCAACTGTCCACGAATAATACGTGATATTTCAGTTACTTCATTGTCAGTCAGTTTTTGCCTTTCTTCAATTTCTACAGTACTGTTTCTTCTTTTTATGTCCTCATATGCCTTTCCCAAATTAGTCATTGCATTTATTCTTTTTGTAACCTCCGGATTTAATGTGTTTCCCATATCCTCCAAGGTCTGAAAGAATAATAATTTTTCAAAGTTATTCTTATATTCTGCTTCCATGAGTGGTATTATGGTATTCGTATCTCTGGTTTCAAATCTGTCAACTAATTTTGCAATATCAGCCTTAATTACACATAATGAGTCCTTCCTGTATTTTGTACAGTATCCATCCCCGCCTTCATTTATCGGTCTTAACGGACAGTCGTTACATTTTGTAGTTATCTTTCTGGAATATCTCAGGTTCTTAATATTTCTCATGTTTGGTTTTTTATTGTTATTTAGAACAGGTTTCCCTTTGTTTTCTCCCCGATCTTCGATTCTTATTATGTTATTGTTCATTTTTGATCATATGTTATTTCCTCATATTTTGTAAGTGTATTGTATAGCGGTTTCAAGTATTCCTCTAGATTTATTTTAAATACTCTACATCTATCATCCCATGATGCTATTATAATTACACCTTGTCTTATGTTATCATTGAATGTCTCGTTCCATATTTCACCATATGCACAAACCTGTTCACAATAACCACGGTTTATTACATCTCCTAATGACTTGTATGAGCGTGAGTTTTTATAATCTACTATTGATTTTTCACCATCAAACGTACATATCATGTCTACTGTCCCCGCGACTCCAAGTGTATCACTATACATTGGGTATTCTGTAGCAAATACATCAGTAACACTTTCATCCAGAGTTGATTTTACCGTATCAAACAATTCATATGGTGATTTTTCAAATTCAACTCCCGCGAAAGATCTTAATTCCCTATTATTACAATAATCCTCTAACAGTTCGTGCATTGCAGTACCTACCTTCATACTATTTTCTCCTACTTTTTTTGCCATTATTTCAGCATTATCCTTGTTAATATCATATTTTTTCATAAGACCAAATACCCAAAATTTATACCAGTCTTTTGGGTGAACTATGTTTCTTAGAGTTGTAACTGATGGTATTATTTTGCCATACTCATTCTCATACCAATGACCGTCATCCCTGTTCAAGAGTTTGAGTTTTCTGTCGGTTTGTGGAATATTTACTATATTAAACATGTTATATGAACAAAATGAAAGTTATTAAACATTTATATTATATAGGTCAACTATGAAATAGTGAAATGAATAAACAAGAATTTGAAGCAAATGTAAAAAACACTCGTGATGAAATATCAGAATTAGCCATGATAGATAAAACGATTAAAAACTTAATACAAGTATGTAAGAGTAATAACGAACATCTAAAAATTAAACTTCATGGAAAAGATGATCTTATTACCAAGGATGAAACTAGATATAGACCACCATCTGTAGAATCAATACTCCATAATATAGGTATATTAGAATCAGAAATTAAATACACGTCAGATTTATTAGACATTTAGGATGGTGGAATTGTAGGTGTAGTGACTACCTGTCCTGCTGCTGATACTAGAATTGATTCCACTTCATCCGCAGTCAGAGTTGTACTTGGTGAATTACCTGCATTTATAAATGCATTTTCTAAAAGAGATATAATTTGTGATCTTTCTGTAAGTGGAAAATTTTGTACCCAGTCAGAAGTGGTAAGAACCATGGGATATATATAATATTGTGGTATTTATAGTTAATTATGATAGGTTCTGTGTAATAGGGTGATAACAAGTGGCTTACTATTATTCAGAATGCTAGTCTTTTCTAAGTAATTCCTTGATTTCCTTAATGTCATTGGATAAACCATCTAATTTCTTACAATTTTGTAAAATATTTGATTTAATTTCTGTAATATCACTACTCATTTGCTTTATTGTAATGTTGTTATTCTGTATCTCTATATTTAATGAATCAAATTTTGTATTAAGACTATCAAATCCAGACTGTATTACTCTATCATCCATATTATAATATTATAATATTCTTATATTTTAATATTCTTATATTTTAATATTCTTATATTTTAAAAAGTACCACCCGCAAGTAAACACCACATATTATCAGCCTATGACAGTACGTTATGACAGGTTTACATCTATTAGTTCATCTGATGTTATGATCATTTTTTCTACATTATCATAATAGTCAATACTGGTCTCCCCCAGATTAATAGTTGTGTGTTCAGAAGGATATGAATATGTTACTTGTGATATTACCTCATTAAGATCTATATTTTTTCTATTATTAATCAGGTTTACTGTCTGATTCGGTCTTATTGAATTAATCAAACTTGTTATCTTTACTATAAATTTTGTCCTAGCTACAGGTGATACTGCTCCACCATCTGACAATATAAATCTTAGTCGTGTAGCGTAATCACTAAGATCACTTGCATTATCTAATTGTTCAACATTTTTTCTAATTGCTCGTTTTATGTCATTTTGTGATGTAAATCTTCTTATTTTTCCCGCGAGTTTTGAAATTAATGTGATATCATTTGCCATATTTGTATCATTTGATTTGGATACAGTTATGTTATATGGTGCTGCCACATCCGGATTTAACTCATTATCCTTCTGTTCAAATGTAAAATTAGTCTGTTTTCCAGAATCAGTTTCTACAATCAATATGTTTCTAGATGTTATGAAAAAATTTGTAAAACTGAAACCAAACAGTATGTTTGAAAAGTCAGCAAACGAACCTATTTCTCTTATATTTCCTAATGATTCAAATCCTATTCCTGTATTATCAAAAGCAAAAGTATCTTTTGTTTTTACAATAAATGTATTAAATAATGTAACATCTCCTACCGCTGATTGGATTATATTTTTATATGATGTTACTTTAAGATCATGAGTCATTGGTGATTCTGAACTTGGATCACCTGCTCCCAACGTACCTGATAATATCTCATAAGAATCAGCCTGTGCAGATACAGTTGTTGATACTTCATTATCCTTTGTCTGCCATATTCTTCCCCGAAATTTCATACTAAATGGTATTGGTTGTGCTTGTCTTATCATAGTTGCCTGTGAATCAGATAGATTTTCACCACAGTATACACGTACCTGATGAATCAGTCCGGAATATTTATCGTTACTTCCTCTTCCGTTTCCAAATATCATAGGTACTGTTGTTGTGGGTTGAAGTGAATCACCTGTTGCAAATGTACCATCTTCTTCACCATTAATAAATAATCTAATTATATTATCCTGTCCCCTGCTAACTCTAATAAGTATTGGATCAGAGTTTCCATCCGTGTCCCTCATGATTGACTGATTGGCACCTGTTATCACATCAAATGTACCACTGTTATGTACTATCCTCACAAATCCTCTCCATGATGATTCCATATTATTCTCCCCGCTAATTCCTATTTCCAGTCCTTCGTTTATATCACTAAAACTCCATACAAGTGGCTCATTATTACCATCGATAAACTGAGTTCTATCTGGTGTAAATGATATTAGTATGTCAAACTGACCTGATATATCTATAGTATCAACTATATCTATATTGATTCCCTGAGAATTGTTATTTACATCAAATAACAGTGCATAAAATCCTTTATATTTTTGTGTTGTCACTTGTGAAAATCTTGTCTCGTCAGCATCTAAGGTTACTATAACTTCTGCCTCTGCATTGACTCCTAATCCAGTTGGAATTGATACAGTTGCATTTGTATACCCTACCCCTGCATTAGTTATTAGAATACTGTCTATGGAAGTACCTGAAAGTATGGCGATTCCTGTAGCCCCTGTTCCATCACCAGATATAGTTATAGCAGGAATACTTATATAACCGTTTCCTTGCTCTGTCATTTTAATATATGATACATATCCAGTTGTTGGGTCTTGATCATATCCGCCCTCATCCAATACTGACAGTTGAAAATTATAAATTGCCCTTAATGCATCTACATCCGTTACATCCTGTATATATGATATCAAATCTCCCTCTTTTACAATATTAGCCATTGTAAATACTGATGTTAACTGGTTTGGTTTTTTTATTCCTTCATCATTTAATGTTATTTTAAGGGGGTAATATGTGTGGATTGCTCCACCATTTCTTTCATTAATTATTGTTCTTACTTTGGTCATACTACAACCACTCTTTTTTCTTTCGTAAATCTTCCAACACCATTATTTGATATCGCTGCGATTTTTACGGTATAAGTTTGTAATGAATTCAAACCTGTCAATATGTCACCAGATACCACACCTACATCCTTGTTAACTCGGCTAACTCCCAGTTGTCCAAATATTATACGATATCCGACTATACTACTTGATCCTTCAGTAAATGGTGTAGACCACGACAAATCTATTTCTCCCGCGGTTGTACTTGTTGCGGAAAAATTTATTGGTTCGCTAGGAACATCAATATCATATAATGCTATCACTGTTCCTTCCAAGAATGTAGTTGATGCATTCAGAGTAACCGGTTCTGTACCTGTTGTGCTCATATGTATCTGTCCAACCGTACCAAACCATATTATAGGATTGACTGGAAAGTCAACTAATAATGCAAAAGAATCATTTATACTTACCGGTCTGAATACATTCTTGAAATATAATATATTTTCTGGAACTGTCTTGACTGTTATAGGTGCTATCTTTTCTCTGTTAGTATCAGTATCATGTATCTTCCATCTTAATTTGAACATTGAACTGTTACCCTCTATCTTTATCAGTACGTTCTCGTCACTGTCTTCCTCTGGTAATGGAGCTGGTGTTACGGGGGTATTTATATCATATGTGAATCCCTCAAAATTTCCCAACACGTATTGAAGTTCTTCATTGCCATTATTATCAAATTTTATTAAGGATATATCTACCATTATGAAGACGTCCCGGCTATTGTCTTGTGTATTGTGTCTGATAATCCTTCTCCAAACTCTACTGCATCTTCTATACCAGAAATTATTGTATCATAAAAGTTTATGTTAAGACCTACCGGATTAGCTTGCCCTGATACTGCTGGCTGTTGTGTTGTTGTTTGTGGAAGTATGTTTGACATTATTTGTTGTGGTATTGTAGTGAAAAAATTAACTATCTCCTGGAAAAACCGTGATATTGCATTCACGGTCATAGTTATAATATCTGTTATACTTGTTATCATTGTATTAAAGAATTCACTTATTACAGTTACCCCCGGCAGTATCACATCTGCATATAGAACTGAAAGGTTTGTTTCTAAGCCACCAAAGAATGAAATAAATGATCCAAACCCAGCAGATACTGCAATACTGGCACTGGACAATATACTGGTAAAACTATCAGCCAAGAACCCAAGTGAATTTTTTATTTTTTCGGGTAAACTAGTTGCGAAATTGGTGAGTTTTTTCACCATTACTTTAAATCCAAATGTTAATTGTTCCATACTTGGTAATTTAAAATCCATACTTTCAAAATCTGCTGTAAATTCTACCCATTTTTTACCTATCCTCTCATTGGATTCTTTTGTTATTTGAGCTGCCTTTTCCCAATCATCGGTTAATAATGCAAGAATTCCAGAAATATTACTTACGGAATTATTTATACCTTCTGATATAACTCCAACCGTACTAGATCCCAACACAGCTCCCAATTTTCGCAAAATTGGCCCCCATTCCTGATATAATTTTAATGCGGTTCTTAAAAATAATATCATAACTGGTCTTAAAAAGAATCCTATAAAGTCACCTATTGGTCTTAGTATAAACATTATTCCTGTGTTTAAAAGTTTCAGCATTGTTCCCAATATAGGTGATGATGAGGCGGTAGCAGAGACAAGTTTTTCAATTCCTTTTAATGTTCCTATTGATGCTGTTGCTATTAATCCTAGTTTGGTTAGGTTTTTAAATAAAGCTGTATTACCACCCAATCCGCTACCTCCCCCAGATTTTTGGGTACCAAATGTACCACCAAACTGTTTTGATAATTTTGCCATTTGGGAATCATCAAATCCTATTATGATTTTATAGTTTTGTGCACTCATTTCAAACCCCTACTTAAACCTTTCAATACATCAGATCCCATCTCTATTGTTTTAAATATTGTGTTTTTTAGATATAATGCACTCTGTTTATCTGTCTGTTCCTGATCCCAACCATATACTGCCGCACAAAAAGCGTATGTCTCATATACTAGATCGTCTGACTTTGAGGAATTAACCCCAACAGACCCTCTGATCCGAAGTTGTTTCCCCAGGTCTCTAAAGGGATAATTTTCAAGACCCTCCCCATCAATAAACTAAACTCTGTCATTGGAAGCTTGTTAAATTCTACCATACTGTTTGAAAATGGCAAACCTTCTACAATGGCACTTGTAGCTATCAGATCCAAAAAGTTACCGAAATTAAAGCCATCCTTGTTTTGTGATTTTGCCAGTATGCCTTTGACTTCTCCCCATGTAAGATCTTTTTTAACTTGAAGTGTACAATCTTTTCCATGAAGTTTAATTTCTAAAGTCTCAGATTCTATCATATATATGTATAGAATACAGTATATTTAAATCTTTACTGGTTTTCTAATCAGTTTGAGTCTGGCTGTGTGCTATCATTTAATGCCACTACAGTTGCTTTACGACATTGGAAATCTACATCCTGTAATACTAATTCACCCGGCTCTATTCCTGTATTATTATATGTTCCCAATCCAACTCCTGTAAAACTCATTTCTATCTTCTTCGTTGCATCAGCAGTTAATCCATTTGTAATAATAACTGTCAGGGTTGCCAGCTCTGTTCTCCCAGATACAAAGTCATAAAAAGTAGAATCCTGTACTGTAAGATTTAATTTACCAGTCATCTCTAAAATTTTTCTATATGCATTGACAGCTTCTCTTGATCCAATTTCATATATAAGCTCAGCGTTACTGTTAATATTAAGATCGAAATCTTGCACTGTAGCTATAACTGTTCCATCAGGCAACTCAATTTGAGCATTTGCAAATACATAAGGTACAAATCCGTCATTATTCCCAGTCGGATTAATAAGAGTGCCACTTGTTGCTGATTCTTTACCCCATACAATCTCCTGTGTTACTCTTACCGGTTCATTTAATGACATTTTAAATGACATTGTTGGTGATATTGCACCTAGTATATTTCTTTTAAAACTATCAGTATTATTGAGAGCTGATCTATAACCTATCTCAACTGCCATCGTTAATACCTGTCTGGTTGATGGATTAAGATTGCCGGTAGTTGAATCCGGATCAGAATCCCACGTATGTGTATTGGGAGTTGCATCTACGGATTTGGGACTTCCAAAAATACTTGAAAAATTCCACGGGTGGGATAATATATAATCCATTGAGACCTTTCCCTCTGTTCTGTTATAGACAAAGGATTCTATCTCTGGTGAATATAGTTGTCCTAGTGGAAGCTGATTTACATTAAATGTCAGACCTGTTGCTTTCTGTTCATTGCCAAAAATTAATGGCAAACTAGTACTTCCTCCCGCGAAACTGTCTTCATATCCATATTCTACATATACAGAACTGGCAGAAATAGTAGTACCTGGCATATACTAACTCATAACGAATTACTTTTAAATATTATGGATAGTCAGACTTTAATATAACATGTTTTTTTACCATATTTCTATAAAATTCACTTTCTTTAGTATCTTTTTTATAATTCATTCTATATGGTGTATTATGATTAGTAGTTGAATAACCGATCATTACAGTCTTATCTTTATAAATAACAACTGTTAATCCTCCTACATAGTAAGTTTGATCTACGTGTGGTTTTTTAGTAGGTGCAGCTTTATACACATTTAAAACAGGCAATGTTATAGATTACTTTTTGGGTTATATATATCAAACCCATGAATTTCACCATGACACTTTTTACATAATGTGACTCCATTACTAAGATCTAGTGATAATTCGGGAAATAGTAGTTTAGGGTATATATGGTGTGCATTCAATTGTATAGTTGAATCACATAATTTACACATGTAATTATCCATTTCTCTGATTGTTTTTGACCATGATTTAACAGCATATTGATATTTCCATGAATTCATGTTAAATTCTTTCCCATATTTTAATAGATATTTTTTATCAGATGCTAATCTCTTCTCTGGATTTTTTCTTCTCCATTCTCTACTAAGGTTCAAACAGCGTTCTTTATTACTTCTATAATATTTCTTTGTGTATGCATTAATCTTATCATGATTTTTAATATGTCTTTTTTTACCAGAATGAGATTTACATAATCCTTTACAATAATATGGATTATTACATCTTTTCACAGTACAAATTGAAAGATGATTAAGTATAACTTGTTCATTATGGTTATAAAAAGGATCTCCCCAAATTCTATACATGTTATAATGTTTATTACATAAGCCCAGACTTCTATGTTTTCTTTCACATAGTTTACAAATATCTTCAACATTTTTTTCCGAAAAATAAGGATCCCCCCAAACTCTTAGACGAGAATAATGCATATGACATAAACCATAACTATTGTGTTTGTTATTACAATCTTCTATATTACATGTTGACACTATTTCACTTATTTATACTACTATATAAGTATTAGGTTGGATTAAATTGAAGAGCAGTAACATCTACTGTATATCGGAATAAATTTCTGTATTCTTCGTTGAGAGACACAATAGATTCTGGCAAAACCTGTACATATACAGTGTCATTGACTGGTAAAATTACAGTTGTTTTTAATATTCTTACAATTTCATTCACCATCTGAAGCACTCTTCCCTCACTGTCTCCTGTTCTGACATCAATTGTAATTGATATGTCATGAAGCCAATCCCAAAAAAACCCTCCCCCATCAGTTGATTGTAACAGACTGTATATGTTTGGGTTTTCCGAATCCAATGATAGTATTACTTCCTGATAGTTTCCATCTACAAATCCAGTTTCCTTTTTTTTTCCACTGTGATGTGAATACAGGCTGTTCTCCCCCCGTATCCTCAGTCCATTTCTGTGCTAAATATGCCATCATATTATTAACAAAATCAAGACCACCTATACCGTCTGCCATTATCTAACTCCTGGCACCTCTCATAAATTTACTCATTATGCTGGATGTCTTTTTAGTCATTCTATTTGTCCTGGATGCGTTACGAGATACTCTTGTTAGAGTCTTATTGGCATGTATGTTGGTATTTCGCTTTTTTATACGTACAACTCCCCTCTGTGCTACAAGTGCTTTTATTGCCTTCTTGACAAAAAATGTCGGCTGTATTCCCTTTGTCTCTATTTTCTTCTGAATCTTAAATGTTGCAGCATTTAACTCATCTGGATCAGTTATTCCTAATTTTCCTTCTACCCATTTTTTTAGTCTGTCATAGTTGACATTATTTCCCGCTGGCATACCTTTGTCAACAAGTGTTGCATAGGGTGAATCAATTACCACTGATTTTACACCGTCTATTATAACTGGCTTAATACTGGCTGACAAATCACCTGTAAAGTTGATATCCGAACTGCTTAAAGTATTCTGTAATTTTGCCATTAGATCCATTTGTAAGTCAGTTATTAGTCTGTCCATTTCCCGCTTGTTTGCTGTCTCTCGTGCTACCCTGTTACTGTCTGTACTTACAGTTCTGTTTGATGATTTTGATTGTTTGGTTGCAGATCTGGCACCCTTTGTTATGAATGACACCTACCACACCACCGGCATTTCCTTGTGTGAGGATATTATTTCTTTGATCTCTTTTTCCCACATTGCCATTATATCTGAAACATAGACAGATAAAACTTCCATTGGATAAAGACAAGG